TGTACATTCGAGCTCGCCGAAGTCGGAGAACTCACGGCCTTGAAGATCGGAGTAAGCCTCGTCGGCTGTTTGGGACCAGGCGAGTGATCGGGCGAGAACGTCCTCGGGAGTGTCGGCCGATGTGCGGCTGCCGGTGACGTCGAAAGCAAGTCGAACGGTAATTGTGCACTGCTCTAGTTGATCGCCTCCCTCGCTAATGTCGGATGGGGAGAATGTAAATTTAAAAAGAGCGCATGGGTAGGCCAAGGGCTTGCGCGATTCTGAGCTTTCAATCTGTCCGGCGTCCAAGTCTATCCATTTTATGCGCTCCTTCAATGCTGTGGCTAATGCCTTATATAATTCTGTCATTTGTCTTTTATTTTATGCCTGTTATTTTCATTAAATCGTCTATATATTGTTTTTTCATTTTTTCGAGTAATACTTGCGAGTGACCTATGAACTGCCTTTTCGGCATAGTGAAGCTTTTTTTTCCAAATATCTTTGCCGGCTCGCCAAAATTATGAACTGAAGCATGCTCTCTATCAGAAGAAATTTTAAAAGATGCGTCGCCGGTGATTTTTGTGATTGATGCATATAATTGCGCTCCCTCGGGCAATAGAATCTTTCTTTTTGTTGCTATTTGTTTGAAATTAGTGACCTTAACGGACTCGCCTTTTTTTCGTTTTTTTGCGCCTGGGCGTGGAGCTGTACCTCCATACTCAAAGCCGTACCATCCGCTCGAAGGGTCACGCCTTTTTACATCAGGCCATTTCTTCAAATCCTTATCGGTAAATCCCTGATTAGTGAATGAAGCTTGAAAATGTTCAAGGGCTATTTTAGCACCTTTTTCAGGAGCAATATTTCGCCTGTAATTTTCAACCTCAGCAAAATTGGCCTTAATAGCTGATTTCATTTCATCTATTGTCATTTTACAATACTTTTATGCCGTTTATTTTCATATAATTAAGCGTCTCGTCAATTCTGTTAAGGCGATCTGTATTAGTCTTAATCGCCTCTAGCGTTGTGAGAACTGCGCCTATTTTATCAAGTGAACTTTTGCTATTAAGAAGCAAAGCAGACACGTTCAATCGCATGGCAGTAACCTGTCCGGCGAGTGCGCTGCCCGTTTCCTCTGTCATATTCGAGATATCGCCTTGAATACCCGACTGCGAGTATGTATCGTCGGACATTGAGACGCCTGAGACCTCCTCCAGTCTTGCCTTATCCGCTGCCGTATCTGCAATCATTTGATCGTACGAAGACTTTAGCTGCGTACGTTCGGCGTCTGTTAGGCCGTCCTTGCTTTTTTCGTAAAAATCATCATACCAAGACTGAGCCCTAGAGTTCAGTTTCTCCGAAAGCGCGTTCTGCATCGCTCCAGCCATCAGATCTTCGAAGGTTGTAGCGAAGTCGGCGGCCGATTTTTTCCCGGCCATGAATCCCTGAACTATTGAGTCAACAATAGCCTCCTGCGTAGTTCCTGTGGCCAGCTCTTTCCACTTGAGCGTCTGCTCGTCAAGTAGGTCGCTAATTTCAGCCCCTTCCTCCTTGGCCTTCACCAGCGCCTGGAAGTAACCCTCTGCGTCTTCTGATAGGAGGCCCTTGGCGGAGAGCTCCGCAATTTCTTCGTATGACTTCCCTGCGAGGGAAGACCATTTATCTACCTCTCTCTCCCTCCATGCAAGATTCCAAGTCAGGTATCCCTCCATTTCCTTACCGTCCTTATAGGTGGCCGTGGACAGTCTGTTGAACAGTTCCTCCTGCTCGCCTTCATTCGCCGACTTTTGGCTGGCCAGCTCCGCGGACGTCCTCTTGATATAGGCCAACGTAAGCTCACCTATTTTCTTAGTCCACTCATACCTCTTACGCAGTTCCTCGTTATAGTCAAGGATTCCGAGGTATGCCTCCTTTTCGGCAGCTGCCACGGCCGCAGCCTCGTTCGCCCTTTTTTCGGCGGCCGATTTGAATAGCCCGATAGCGGTAGTTACTACGGATATTGCGGCGCCTATAATTCCAAGAATTACGCTCGCACGCTCAACACCCTTGATCGCCTCTGATCCAACCTTCGACAAGGTTATAATGCCAGTAATCGACGCCAGAACTGCCGACGTTATATTAGAGGCTGCCTGTAGTGCAACCTTTGTCTCGTCGTCCATCCCCTCGAAGCCACTAATTACATTTTCAATTTCTGACCCAACCTGCTGTAATACGTCAACAGTTTGCTGAGACTTTTTGAGCCCCGCGTTGGAAATCACGTCCGCCTCCGTATCTCTACCACCGTTTGTTTTAACGGATCTTAGCTGCTCCGTTAGCGCCGCTATTTTAGCCCTTAGTATGGCCTTATCATCGTCCGACGCCCCCGACTGCTGCATCGCAGCGTTAGCCTCTTGCAGAGAGCTTAGTAACTCGTCAAGTCCCATTGTTGTAATTTTATCTACAAAATACCTGAACGAGTCCTCCTTTTCAGCGATAGCCTTATCTATTGCCGCATTATCCGCTGCGTTATATTCGTCGGCTTGGGCAATGGCAGAATCAATTTTTTGCAGGTCCGCGCCTTCCATTTTTTTACTTTCAATAAGAGCCAGCCTGTCCTTTTCATATTTCTCGTTAATGGTAGCTCGCTCAGCCTCATAGCTTAGGTAATCCTGAAGTAGTGCGTCCTGGTACTTCTTCGTTTCATTCACTTCCTTCTGACCGTAGGACTTAGTGATATTCAATTTCTCGTCGGCCAGCTGCTTGGCTAGCTCGGGGTCGATCTGGCTAAGCGACGTTTTGGCCGTAAAGCCTTTATCGCTCTTATGGCTCTTATTGTAGGCCGATACAATGGACGCTTCTTTTTCCTCAATACCTTTGACTTCAGCATCGCGCTCAAGCTTTATAGCGCTGAGCCTCTTTTGCAAACTATCGGCTTGCTGGTCGAGCTCTAGCTTCATTCTTTTCGCACGAACGTCGGCGAGTAAGTCACTAATGGCCGTTTCGGAATCGTAAGCCTCTTTTTTTGCTTTTTCCTGACCCGTTCCGGTTATTGCTTCCTTTTGCTTTTCGAGCCTTTTTATTTCCGCATCAATTTTATTATAGTCTGAGCGATTGGTTACCTTTTCCAAGGCAGCTTGGCGAAGTGATATAGCTGCTTCGATAGCTTCGATAGATCCAGCGACCAAAGTATCGACGGCCGTAACTCCTGACTCCTTTAGTTTGTCAGCCGCTATTTTATTTTGCTCGTCAACTATTTTAAAAAAGTCATCACCGGAGGCAAACATTTCTTTCGTCTCTTCCTGTGCCTTCTTCTTCGCGCTATTACTTACGGTCATGGTGCTGGACGTGCCGGCGACACCGGACATACCGCTAGCGTGGTAAACTGTTTTTGTCACCTCGTCGGCCATCTGGTCAACCTCATTCTGTTTTTTGAATGCCTCCTTATACTTTTCGGTGGCGATTTCCATAGCTGCCGCTGCTTTCGCTTTCGCCATTAATGAGTCTTGGAATGCTTTCAGCCTCGTTGGGTCTGATAGCAAGGCCTCTGCATCGGCCACATTGTTTATTTCTATTCCTAACTCTTTAAACGCCTTCTGATTTTGAAGTATATACTTTTCCTTTTCGTTGAGGTTATTGCCCAGGCTCGACCATTCGGAGGACAGCCTTTTGACTGCAACGAGCGGTTCGGAGGCTAGCTCCGCCGTTTTATTCGCAAGCTCTTTTGTCGCTTTTGCTGCCTCTTGTTGCTTCGATATCAAGTGACTCGCCACGGCAATGATAGCAGTAACGGCAATGATAAGTCCGCCAGTTATGGCAATGGTAAATGCTTTTGCGGCTGCAGTTGAAATACCGAGAGTAGTGGCAACTTTAAGATTTACGGCGGCATAAGCCGTCTTTGCTTTATTTAGTAGTACTACAGAAAAATAGCTATCCTTATCAAGAGTTTCGCTCACTTGCTGCAAGCCGATAGTGATTGCCATTACCGATTGCAATCGCGTTTGTATTTTCTGAAGCTCTTCATTTTCGGCACCGAACAATGACATTGCACCTACACCGGCAGTCATGGCACCCGCGAAGCCGCTAGCCATTTGTGTGGCGGCACGGAAGCCCTTCTGGTCATCAGCAAGAATAGTGATCTGCTGTGCAGTATCTCGATATTGATCGTTGAGCTGGCCGAGCTCGGCGCTCATGGCAGCATATTCTGCTGTGCCTCTTTTGCCGGCCATCTCCATCTCTGAGAGCTCATCCTTCATGTTCATTATTCGCGTGCGGAGTTGAACTGTTTTATCGGCCGTTTTAGCGGCCGATTGCGAAACCTCGTCGAGTGCTGCCTTTTCTTCCTCAAGCGCTCTCTTTGCATAACCAAGCTCTTGGCGAAGTTCTTGCTTAGCCGAGCCTGGCGCTGCAGTTTTTAGCTTCGACTCAATGTCCTTGATATCGGTGCCAATCTGCTTAATCACATCGCGCTGTGCGGCTATGTTCTTTTCCACATCGGCTTGCGATTTCTTGGCAGCCGCCGAAATATCATCGAGCGATTGCTCAATTTTTGGTCCTTCCTCGGCCGTATTGCCGCCGTATATAAAGTCAAGTTTTACTGGTTCCATAATTTTGCCCCCTTACCCCCTCCCGATAAATCGGGATAAATTGCTGGGGAGCCGGAGAGTGCGGTTTTTAGATTGTTTTTACAATATTATTTTC